CAACAAGATTTGCATCTGCCGCCTGATCATCTGCGCCAAGATGTTTGTATATCTTTAGCTTGCCTACATACTTTGCTGGTGCAGTAACATTGCCACTGCCATCAATCGTAAGCTCTTCGTCATTGGCAAGAACGGTGCCAATTGAATTTACCTCATGGCCAGCCAAGGCGATCAAGACGTGCAGTATCTTATTGTTTGAGGTTGTTTCTCTGTAAAAGATAACACCGCCAACGCGTGTTTCGCCGTATATTACAGCGGCTGGGCCGGTTGGCTGAATTTCGTTTACTAGGTAACCCCGATCAGCCTGACCCAAGCCAATGTCTTCATCTGGCGTTAATGCTCTTATCGCTGACTGCGCTACGCCGCCCGCAAAGATGTAGCCAGCCATAGCTGGGTAGCCAGCAATTGCAAATGCAGCCGCCACCACATAATTTAGGCCAACATCCTCTGCAAACTGCCTGAGCTTTTTCTGCTCTTCCTTACCCATCTATACACCCCAATAAAAAAGCTGCGGGTTTGGGTCAGAGAATACCAAAGATTGATCGCCTACAAAAGCATTCTTTCTGCCTATGCAAACGCCAAACACATATGGAATTACAGGCGCATCAATGTTGGGAGGCTTCGCAACAATAGCGCCCCTTGGTGGGAATTTAGTATCTAACCTAGTCAATCGATCATCCAGCGCTTCAGCAATGTCTCTATAGTCGCCACTCTTTAACCAGCGCACATAAGTCATAGCTGCGCCCTTTTCGTTACGATAGCCCCCCAATATATCATCCGCAAAACCGCCGCCTGTCATTTCACGCCATGCGTTATTGGCAAATGTTATACAATCCATAGTACCCCAGTTGAACGGGGTATCATAGGATGAAGATATATAATTGGCTAACCTTATATCCCAATCGGGTAACATCAATCCCGACCCCATGCTGATGGCCTGTCAACCAAGTCGTTGACGAAATCAAATGCCAAGTCATCAGGGAACAATGACTTTTGGTTCTCAGATGTGTATCGCCTTGTTCTAGGGCGCTCTAAGTTTATCAGCTTACTTTCAGCAGTCAGCGTAACGGTGCTACTATCTGGCCCCTCAGCAATTCCCATTTGATCCATATATCCGACAAACAACGTTGACAGGCCATTAGGATCTCCAGATGAGATATCGATTGATGCAGAATTTTCTAATAGCAAACGATCGCCATTTTCTAGCAGTAAGTATTCTTTGTTTGCATCCATGATGCCAAATTTTACACGACAAACTCTGCCTCGGTATGGAAGCTGCAAAGCGATAGCCAAAATATCCTCTGGAATGCCCGACATGGTAAACGACATGCCGTGCGCAGATATTTCAGATGTCTCCTGCACTTCGCCAATCTGAATTAAACTGCCTGTGCCAATGTAAGTGATGTCGCCAATGGTTAGATCACCTAGACCCGTCCATAGATATAATGGCCCAGTTGATATACTCTCCCCGTTGAAAGTCGTTGTGGCTGTGTCAAACATAAGCTCAACCGCAAAAAACGGGAATATCTCAGGCAGATCAAGAGAATCTAGTATTTCACTAATATCTCTGGTCATGTAATCGCCTCAACAGCAGCAAAGGCAATGCCATATATAGAGGCGCTATTTACGCTCCAGTCTTGCTCTCCAGCATTAAGCCTGAAGCGCCCAACAGCGTTTGAGGTTATTACCGTTGCACCATCAGCAGGAGCCGTCCTGATTGATGGCCAGATGTAAAGCGTTGTTTGACCGCTGGCATTCGTATCCGCATCTTGCAGAACCTTATGCAATGTCGCAGTGGAAGCAGCGCCCAATTGAATGTAATCTCCAGCCTTCACCCATGCGGTAATGCTATTGCTGCATCCATCTATACTAAGGCTGCTGCCGGTTTGGCTTGCGCCATTTACAACTGGTGTGCCGCCAAGTGCGCCTCTTGCTGTACCACCCAAGGCATCGCCCATAAGAAATGTTCCAGAACGACCGTTTAATGATAGCAACCAAGCGATCCAATCTTCCGCATCAGCACGCTGCATAGGTGGAAGTTGCACTTCTGCCTCCCAACGCTGACCGGCATGATTGTAAATCTGCTGCTTATAGGTAAATGGCGACATCGTCATGGATGTTTGATTTACCGCACGTAGCGTAACGCTCATTAAGCCAGTGTGAGATGGCAGACTTCTAGGGTAAATTATAGCCATTAAAATGCTCCTGCGAATGTACCGCCTCTGCGCTTGGCGTCCAATACAGCAGCCTTACTGACCTCTGCTATTTGAGGCATCAACCCCAACAATTCAGCCCGTACAGTTTGCTGTACGCCTGTGGAGACGTTGATTGTTTGGTTGACTACTACGCCGCCACCGCCAAGCTGATTGTTAGGCATGACATGACCATTACGGCTTGGAACAACAAGCTCTGGGCCGCGCTCGCCAACCATATAAGGCCTGCCGCCAGACACAGGACCACCCATTGCTCTTTCAGGCAGGCTTGGCCCTTGCACTGGCCCGACCGCAGCGTCAAGGAATAGACCAGATACAAACCCCGTCATTTTTTTGACAAAGAATATCCTGTAAAGCTCAGAGATAATATCCTTTGCCATTGATCTAAACGCGTCCTTAGCTGTCATTGTACCATCCACCATAGACATCATGGCGCTCTCAAATGAGTTACCCACCATCTCAGATGCATCTTTGATCCGCATAAGCTCTGGGCTTAGTTCAGTCTTGATGATCTTGGCGGTTTCTTTTGTCTTGGTATTTGCCTCATCTTGCCCAGAGGTTAGCTTGGCATAAGCTTCTTGCATGTCCTTAATAGTTTGCGCTCTTTCAGTCTCCGCAACCGTCACAGCAGCTTCCACGATAAATGCGTCTCTAGCGGCTTGTATTTCTGATTGTCTCGCCTTTAATCTAGCCGCATAGATTTGATTGGTTGCAGCCATTGCTTGGGCTAGACCCTGTTCGCTACCAATGATGTCCACATAGTTATTTGCAGTATCATCTATGGTTCCAAGTCTAGCTTCGTATAGTTGGTTAAGAGCTTGTTCTGTCTGAGCTAGACCTTCGGCGCTGCCAGTAATATCGTCATAATATCCCTTTTCTTGCTCAAGGAAGCTTATAGTCTTCTCATGGCTATCTAGTATTTGCTCAAACTCTCCCTCTTGATCTGTCAAGATGTCAAGCTCATCTCTTAGTATCTTTAGGGATCTGCGGAACCCACTTGGCCTAGCGTCTTCTAGCCTATTCTGCTCTGATAAATTTTCAGTGATCTTTGCTTGCGTCTCTAAAAGCTGCGCATAAACTTGCGTTCTTGCTAGCCCGCTTATCCCAGCAGAAAGGATTTTAATCTCTTCACTGGCTGCTGCCGTTTCGTCTTTTAGGATTGTAAGGCTATCAGCAAAGCTTTCTGTCGCCTTTGCGGCCCTCTCCTTGGCAACAAAGAATGCCGACATGACAGATATAGCCGCACCAAGCACAGCACCAAATGGCCCGAATATCTGGAAGAACTGACCGGCTTGCTGGCCAAAGGCCTGCATTTTGCTTGTGCCGTTAGCTACCTGAACAGCATAGTCACCGATCTGATAACCCGCTTGCTGGATGCCACCAAGACTAAATTTACGCAAGTCTCTTGTAACACCGGTTAAGGAGCCACCAAAGTTATTCATCTGCACAGATGAGCTTTTGACCTGGCGATCAAAGTCTTTTACGCGGTTCTGAACTTGCTGAATGGGCCGACTAGCGCGATCAACCGCAAGAAGTTCAAACTTTAGCTGTTCTGCGCTTGCCATCTTCTTCCTGCCTTTCGTCCACGATCTTAAAGTATGCGACCCATTCATTATACTCCGTTACCGTGATTTTCTCAATCTCGCTAATGGTGCGGCCTAATCTATCTGCTAACGCGATTAAATTAAACCTGAATGGGTCTTTCCTTAGTTTCCCTCAGCTTCCTCAACAGAGCCAGCAGACATCATGGGTGCGCTCAATTTATAGATCACCTCATGGGGAATGCGCTTCAGCTTAGGCTTATGCTCAATCGTATAAGCCTTTTCGCCATCTTCCTTTAGAGCCTTCAAGATAATCAGATCAATTAAGGCGTCTATGTTGGCAGATGGGAAGTCTGAGTGCTTCCGCTGGATAGATGACATCTCTCCAGAAGTCATAGGGGTATAGTAAACACGCAGAGGCTTGGCCCCTGCGCGTAAAGTTACTTCTATATGCCTTGTTTCGATATTCGACAAATAATCGTCTAAGGCGTCTATAGGGTTGGACATGGTTTACACCGTTGTAGCTGTTAATGCCCCACTACCTTGCACAGTTATTGATGCTTCCACAAGACCATCAAATGACGATGAGCGTGTGACGCCGGTAACAATGGCTGTGCCAGTATAATATGTATCCCCAGAAGCATCTCCCTCTGGATAGACATTAAGCGTAACAGACGCACCGATTGTCAAAGCGCCTTGACCAGCCGTATCTGTCTCATCCCAGAAAACATCAACTGATCCAGTAAATGTTGTCAAAGATGATTTATATGTGCGAGCAGTGTCACCCATAGTTGTATCTTCTAAGGTATCTGCGCTTTCCTCTAAGCTGAAAGAGCGGATTTCTGCGATGGCATCAGAACCGACCTTTACGGTTCCTTCGCTGCCTGTATGTGTAGCCATTGGAGCCTCCTTATCTGGCCGTTTCTACGTCATCGATAGCTGTATCATACCTTACATCAAATG